GGCGCGCTGCTGGGCCTCGTCGCCATGCTGGTGTCGGCAATCGTGGCGGTGCTGTTCGCCGCGTGGGTTGCCGCGACGACGTGGGAATGGCTGCGGCCGGTGCTGGTGGGCTGGGGGTGGGTGTGAACGCGCCGCGCGAGCTTCGCCTCGGGCTGATCCGCGACATGCCGGCCGAGGACTACCACGCCACCCAGGCCATGAGCGCGGGCGGCCTGAAGCGCATGCGGCAGAGCCCGGCGCACTTCTACGGCATCCAGCTCGACCCGAACCGGCCCGAGTCCGGCGAGCCCACCGCCGCGATGGCGAACGGCAACCTCGTGCACTGCGCGCTGTTCGAGCCTGATCAGGTCGACGTGCGCCACGTGGTGAAGCCCGAGGGACTGAGCCTGAGCACGAAGGACGGCAAGGCGTGGAAGGAAGCGCAGACGCGCACCATCGTCGACGCCGAGGCGATGGCGAAGGCCCGCGCCCAGGCCGCCGCAGTGCGCGCCGTGCCCGATCTGGCCGCGCTGCTGTCCGAGGGTTTCGGCGAGGCGTCGTGCTTCTGGATCGACGACGAGACGGGCGAGCTGTGCAAGTGCCGGCCCGACTGGACGAGCCCGGCCGGCGACGGCGTGGTCCTGGTCGACGGCAAGACCTGCCGCGACGCCAGCCCCGAAGGCTTCGGCCGGGCCATCTGGAACCTGGGCTACCACCTGGCCGCCGCGTGGTACTCGGACGGCTTCGAGAAGGCCACCGGCCAGCGCGTGCACGGCTTCGTGTTCGCAGCCGTCGAGTCCGACTGGCCCCACGTCGCCATGCCCTACATGCTGGGCGACGACGTGCTTGAGGCGGCGCGCCGCGAGAACCGGCGCCTCCTGAACCGCTACGCCGAGTGCAAGCGCACCGGCATCTGGCCGGGCTACGGCTCGGCCGTGCAACTCATCAACCTGCCCAAGTGGGCGAACCTGGAGAGCAGCGAGCAATGAACGAAATCGTCGAGTCACCCTTTGCCGCGACGCGCGCCGCCGTCGCGCCGCACGACAGCGCCGGTTCGCGCCAGAACCAGAGCCGCGAGCTGGCCGAGACGCAGACCAAGTACCTGATGGCCGAGCGCTTCCCGCGCAACGAAGTGGCCGCCATGGACAAGATCCTGAACGCCTTCAGCCGGCGCACGCTGGCCGAGAAGGCGCAGTATCAGTTCGCCCGCGGCGGCAGCGACGTGGCCGGCCCCAGCATCCGCGCAGCCGAGGCCATCGCGCAGCAGTGGGGCAACATGGACAGCGGCTGGCGCGAGCTGCAGCGCGGCGTCGACGCAGGCGGCGTGCCGTACAGCGAGGTGGAGGCCTTCTGTGTCGACCTGCAGAGCCGCAACTCCAAGCGCCTGACCTTCATCGTCCGGCACTGGCGCGACACCAAGCAGGGCGGCTACAAACTGAAGGACGAGCGCGACATCTACGAGCTGTGCGCGAACCAGGCCCAGCGCCGCCTGCGCGCCTGCATCCTGGCCTCGATCCCCGGCGACGTGACCGAGGCCGCCATGCAGCAGGCCGAAACGACGCTGAAGGCCAGCGCCGACACCAGCGCCGAGGCCATGGCCAAGATGATCGAGGCCTTCGCGCCGTTCGGCGTCACGAAGGAGCACATCGAGAAGCGCATCCAGCGCCGGCTCGACAGCATCACGCCGGCCCAGGTCGTGAGCCTGAAGCGCATTTACGCCAGCCTGCGCGACGACATGAGCACGCCGGGCGAGTGGTTCGAGATGGGCGAAGCGCCGCCGCCGGCCGACGCCACGGGCAGCCTGGACAAGGTGCGGCAGGCCACGGCCGCGAAGAAGACGGCCACGAAGCCAGCAGCAGCGCCTGAGCCGGCCCCGGCGCCCGCGCCCGCCGCCGACCCCTCGGACGCCGGCTTCGGCGACCTGGCGGACCCGCAGCCATGACCGCCGCCCTCGAAGCCCTGCGCACGTCGAAGATGGACAAGCGCGAGTTCAGCGAGTTTCTGGAGTTCGTCAACGCGGTGGCCGCTGAGCGGCTGGCTGCGGGGTAACTTTCGAGCTAAGTTGCCCGCCGCCGCGAGGTAGCACGACAACCACAACGCCCGCTGCGGCGGGTCAACTTGAGCGAGGGGTTCGGCCTCTGGCTCCGAAGCGAGGAAACAGTGATGGACCGACAAGTATTGCAACGACGCGCCGAGGTGGCGATGTGGGGCAGCATGGCCTGCGCGCAGCCGTGGTTCGTGGCTGGCAGCAAGGTGGGGCTGATCTTTGCTGCGCTGGCCGTTGCGTCGTGGCTGGTGGCGCGCCTGGCCGGCAGCGTAAACCGGCAGACCGAGTTCGTGCAGCGGGCTTTCTACTGGTGGACGCGCCGCTAGAGGCCGAACGTTCGAGATAAGTTGCCCGCCGCTGGGCAGCTCGAACACCATGCCCGCTGCGGCGGGTCAACTTGTGCGAAGGGTTAGGCGCGCGGCGCCGAAGCGGAGAAGCGTATGAACTGGTGGCAGGCGTATTGGGCAATGGCTGGTTGCATGGCTGGTTTCGTGCTCGGCTGCTTTGCGGGCCGCGGCGAGGGGCCAAGTTGGCGGCGCACTGCTGTTGCGCTGGCCGCTGGCGCGTTGTGGCCAGGCACGTTGTTGGCCGGCTGGTTCATTGAGCGCCTCGAGCGCGACAAGAGCGCCTAACGCTTGAGGAAAGCTGCGCCCCACGGCCGCGAGGCCGTGGAGTGCTGAAGCGCTGACGCCGTGGGGTGTCAGCTTGTGCGAAGGGTTAGGCCACGCTGTGGCCGGAGCGAGGAAACGATGATTCACTATGGTGCTGCGGGCGTGTTCGGGGGCCCGCGCCAGGAGAGGCGCGAGCCGGATGCGGATTGTTTCCGCAAAGGCGACGTGTGGGAAAACTCCATCGGGACGCGGTTCACGGTGGAGCACGTCGGCGGCGGCATGGCCTTTCTGGTGAACATGAAGACAGGCCGCACACATCGGCGCGCGTGGGACGCAATCGGCGCCCACACAGGCAGGCCGTGGGTCCGCGTGTCTTGCGTGGCCTAACGTTCGAGCTAAGCGGGGCGCGTGACCAAGCGCCCGAAGCGAAACCATGCCGGCGCGCCTCCGCTTGAGCGAGGGGTTAGGCCCGGCGTAACCGGAGCGAAGATATGGAACCCGACAAGACCCTGACCCTGCGCGTTGAATCGTTCGCGGGCGTGGACATCAAGGATGCTGCGCGCGACTTGTGCCGGCTGGCGAACCGCGTCGGCATCTTGTGCGAACTGCAGTTCAACGACGTGAAGCTGTGGGCGCGCCCCGGCGACGATGAGCACAAGCTGGTGGCCAGCTACTACCGGCAGCTCGACAGCAAGTTCACCCACAAGATCGCGCAGGCGGTGGACTGAAGGGCCTAACGATTGAGGAAAGCTGCGCCCCACGGCCGCAAGGCGGTGGCGGACAGAGAGCGCTGATGCCGTGGGGTGTCAGCTTGTGCGAAGGGTTAGGCGCGTGGCGCCGAAGCGAGGAAACACATGCCTGACATGGAACGCATTACAGACAGCCTGAAGCTACACCTGGCGCGCGACCCCGAGCAGCGAAAGTGGGAAGAAGGCTTCATCGCCGGGAAGCGGCGGGCGCGCATTGAGGTCGCGGCCATCGTCGCAGTGGCGTACTTCGCCATTGCGCTGCTGGGCCGGCTGACTAGCGCCTAACGACGAAGTGGAGCCGCCACGCGCGGCAAAGGAGCAACGATGACCACAGAAGCAACGCCGCGCGAGGTCGGCTCGCACGCAGGGTTAGGCCTGGCGCCGGAGCGCGACATTGTGAGCAAGCTACGGACTAGGCCAACCGGCGACCCGTATTTACACATGATGGTGCATGAGGCGGCAGACGAGATTGAAAGGCTGCGCGCTCAAGTTGCAAACCTTGAGGCTGGCATCCGCGAACTTGTGGCCTCATTAGGGGCGCCAGTTGTTGGGGCCTAACGTTCGAGCTAAGTTGCCCGCCGCTGGGCAGCTCGAACACCATGCCCGCTGCGGCGGGTCAACTTGAGCGAGGGGTTTGGCCTCTGTGGCCGTAGTGAAAGGACAGCTAT